ATATTATATGGCTAAGGCATCTGAGGGTACTACAAAATCGGTTGTTAAACGAACTAGTCAAGGTGGAAAGGTTAAGACTAGCACTCTAAATAAAACAGAAAAAAGAAGTTTTAAAAAATATAGAGGGCAAGGTTAAAAATAAAAAGCCTCGTTAACTCAGTGGTAGAGTAGCGCCTTTACACGGCGAATGTCGGCAGTTCGACCCTGTCACGAGGCACCAAATTAATAATAATTATGAATATAGTATTTTGTTTTCCTGGAATGTCATTTAGTAGAACGTGGGTGACATGTTGGACTAATACCGTTACTTGGTTAAACAAAGAAGGTATAGCATTTAATGTTAGCACTACTTATACACCTGTAATTTATAATTGCCGTAATTGGTTATTAGGTGGAACAGGATATCCTCCTAAAGATTTCAAGCCATTTAATGGAAAAGTAAAATACGATTGGATTGTTTGGATTGATAGTGATAGCGTTTGGACACCTAAGGATTTAGAAAAACTAATTAGTAACCCCGAACATAAAATTGTAACTGGATTTTATATTCAACACAATAATAAAATATACGCACAGGCAGTTGAAGGCAAAGAAAAAAACACAATGAATTGGATGCCTAGGAATGAGGTAGATGTTAATGGCGAGCGAATTGAATTATTAGCAACTGGCATGGGATTCATGGGTGTTCAAAAGGGTGTATTTGAATCATTGACATTCCCGTGGTTCAAACCTCTAGTATTTTCTGATAGTGAAAGAGAAACCTTTTTATCAGAAGATACAGGATTTTGTCATAGGGTAAAAAAATTAGGTTATACTATATGGGGAGATCCTACAATACAAATAGGACATGAAAAATCTTGGATATTAACAGGTGCTGACAGTAGTGGGCATAAACCTGCATAAATAGACTAATGAATCACCCGCCAAAATTTCTATTCTTAGATACTAACTTACAATGTAATCTAAAATGTAAAACCTGCATGTATTGGACTAGGGAAGAAGTTGTATTACCTACTCATATCACTATAGAAGAACGCGGGAATATTATTCAGGAATTTCATGAATTAAATCCACATGGTGCAGTAGTAATATGTGGCGGTGAAGCATTAATGAATCCTGAAAGATATTGGCCAATTACTAGATATTGTCGCCAATTAGGACTAAGATGTTTATCAGTGATGAACGGTACAATGGTTACTGATTTGTCAATGGCTAAAAAGTTAATCGTTGAAGGTCCAACTGAGATTACTATATCACTAAACAGTTACATACCTGAAGTACATGATTCAACTAGAGGCATGGTAGGATCATTTGACATGGCTGTTAATGCTATTCGTCTATTACTTCAAGCGAGAAAAGAATTAAACAAATCTAATCCTGTATACGCAATGTCTATAATGTGCGAGCAAAATTACAGAGATTTAGATAAGTTTTATGACTTTGTATTGAATGACCTTAAAGCAGATAAGTTAAAATTAAATTGGCTTCAACCAATGTTTGGTACACTATTAGATAAAGAAGGCAAACAGCGAGATGACAAGTTTTATGATAACAATGTCATTAGGGATCATGAAGGGTTGTTTAAAATACTAAATGCTTGTAATGAAAAGTATAATCTAAGTTTAGATCCTGAATGGATTGAAACAGTTGAGATGTACCATCGTAGTGTTCACAAAAACAACGATGCGGTTATTGGGTGGAATGGTCGAGGTACTGAAAAATTGATTTGTAATTCCTTCGACAGAAATATTATGGTAGATATGGACGGGATTGCCCGTTTATGCTTCTCACATAAGTTCCCTGGGTTTAAAATAAAGAGATACGGTGACTTGAAAAGATTTTGGTATGGCACCGATAACTTAAGGAATGTCATGTCAAAGTGTACACAGTATTGTGGTATTAGTCACAGTGTTCGTAGAGTAAATGCTACATTGAAAGCGCGGGTATGATGTAAAGGTAACCTGAATCCTTGCCAAGGATTATTTGCGAGTTCGATTCTCGCTACCCGCTCCAAACATCAAATGAAACAAAAATTTATTAATCTATATATGGATTGGGCTACCCGAGTTGCCCAATTAAGTTATGCCCGTAGGCTACAAGTTGGTGCAGTTATCGTAAAAGATGATTGTGTTATCAGTTATGGTTATAACGGTACGCCTGCTGGCTGGGATAACAATTGCGAAGATGAAATACCTGTTTCACCTTGTGAAGAATTAGATAATACTTGTACACTAAAAACTAGACCTGAAGTATTACATGCTGAAATGAATGCATTAATGAAATTAGCAAAAACTAATGGATCAGGTAATAAAGCATCTTTATTTGTAACTCATGCTCCGTGTTTAGAATGTGCGAAAGGAATATATCAAGCAGGTATATCTGAAGTCTATTACGGAGAAGATTACCGATCTGAAGATGGGGTATATTTTTTAAATAAATGTGGTATTAAAATACAAAAAGTTTTTAATAAATAAAGCAAAAGGAAATTATATGCCTAGAATTAGTTCTGAAAAAGCTATTAAAGCAATTGGTAATTGTTATGATTTAATTTTAATTGCGGCTGTAAGACAAAGAGAATTAAAGCGTGGTTATAAACCTAAAGTTGAAACAACTAATCTAACTGCTATTACCGCATTGCAAGAAATTGAACAAGGCCTAATAGGCAGAGAGTACCTGAAAAAAGTCAAATAGAGTGGGAAAGTGTTGTATAAAACAACACTTGACAATAAATGGGCGGTTTGCTATAATATATACATGATGACAACAACACGCAAGCGCCGAACAGATCGTAATCATCTGATCTATATGATTCAGAACACTAGTACTGGAGAACAGTACATTGGTCTGACTGCACTGTGCTACAACGGAAACGTCAGGCGCACTCTTACCCGTCGTATGCAGAAGCATCTACAACGGGCTATGGCAGAAAACAAGACTTGGGGTCTGTGCCGCGCACTGCGTGAATATGGTCCTGAATCGTTTGTGTTTGGTCATTTAGAAACGATTCGTGGTAAGGGCCCAGCCCATGCCCGTGAAACAGAATTGATTAAACAGTTGAATCCAGCGTTGAATACATTTGGAACTACGCATGATTGACTGTTTGGTATTAGGTGATAGTATAGCAGTAGGGCTATATCATCATGTAGCGCCATGCGAGTCATTGAGTAAAGGCGGTTGGAATACTACACAATGGAATAGAGACTACTTAAAATACGATCTCACCGCCAACACGGTGATTATCAGTTTGGGTAGTAATGATCATAAAGGCATCAAAACACAAGAAGAACTAGAACGCTTAAGAGAAAAAGTTCAAGCAGGCCGCGTGTTTTGGATATTGCCCGCAATCAAGCCAGACATTCAACGCATAGTCAAAATGATAGCTGCCTTATACGGTGATACTGTAGTGCCAATCACTCGCCTACAACCAGATAAAATTCACCCTAGTTGGGCAGGTTACAAACAAATTGCTAAAGAGGTAAAACATGAATGAATTTTATTCGGTCCAATTAATTGGTTGTGATAATTACTATTGGGCTGGTACTGGTGGTATACTTTCTTGGGGATATTAAATGATTTGGAGCGCACTAATATTTGGATTTTTCTCAGTATTTGGATGGAACAGTGGACAGAAGGTATGGGACAAATATATTGAACCTAAATTTGAAACTAAAGTTGAACAACCCGAACATAAAGGAAAGGATTAATTATGCACCTAGGTGAAATAAACGAAGCATTAGACAACCGCATTACCGGTGGTAGTGAGTATCATTGGCAGTGCTATGGATCTAACGCAAGGTATTTGGATTATGAATCAGACCATGCTCATGCTAGTGTGTTATTTGATTCAAAAACGCAAGTGGTATATGAAGCATCAGTCAATGCTAAGGACGAAAAGCTAACACCATATCGTTGGCTTAATCCTGAATATAAAGACGCATACTATGCTGAATCAGCCGATAAAAAAGTTGACCCTAATAATGCTTGGGATGATACCAATTGGTGTGATTTAGAAGTTGCGGATGATTGGCTTGAAAAGGCTTATGCTATATTCAATGGGCTAAGTTTTGATAACCGAGTGACAGTTCCTCTTGACTTAGATGATGATACTATGCTACAATTGTGTATGGAAGCGCATAAGCGTGATATCACTTTGAATAAAATGATTGAACAAATTTTGGAGATGGCGATAGCCAAAGAATCATGAACGAGGCTATAAATAATTCAGTACACTGGATTATAGATGATTACCGATCAGATCGTATACGCTTTATTATGGAGTTGGTTGCTTGGGCTCTTAGTATTGGGTGCGCTATTGCGATGGCTGGAACAGTACCAAACCCTCCACTTATGGCTCTTTACCCTGCTTGGATTACTGGTTGTTCTATCTATGCCTGGTGTGCTTATTCTCGTCGCTCATTTGGTATGCTCGCTAACTACCTCTTGCTTGTCTCCATTGATTCTGTTGGTTTAATTAGAATATTTTTGTAAGGAATAATATGTCAGAAGAAACGCAGTTAGTATTAGTTGAATGTGTATCAATGTTCCGTATGCGGTACTTAGTTGAAGTTCCTGTTGGAATCGATAACTATGGACATGACAAAAAAGAATGGGCATTAGATACTGTATCTATGGAAGCGGCAAAAGAATTCAGCCAACACCATATTGGCGAGAACATTGTTAGTAGCCGAGTCATTACCAAAGAAGAAGCATTAGTATTATGCAATCAGGATAATGACTATGCTAGGAGTTGGTCCGAAGAACATAAAATTGGACAATTTTTTACTATGAAAGAGGAACACCTTGAATCCGTATAATCCAACTGAAGATTGGGCTGAAAATGATTGGACAACCTTTACCACTTGGCTAAAGGGAGCATTGCACTCCAATGAAGTAACCGTAACCTTTACCAAAAAAGACGGATCCGAACGGGTGATGAAATGTACTCTTGATCCTGAGATTCTTCCCCCTTCTCCTGTGACTGAGGGCAAAACTGAACGGAAAAAGTCAGAAAACACCCTAGCCGTCTATGATTTGGAAGCCCAAGCGTGGCGTAGTTTTACCATCAAATCCGTGAAAAAAGTCACTTTCTCCGTTCCCAAAAGTTGACAATAAATACCCGTGGTGATATAATTATTATATTGAGTCAGCAACTAGCAACACAGATCATGCGTAAAGAAACTATCTCGTTCAAAGTTCCCCGAGCCAAAACTCGGGCACACTTTGTCCTCTTCTCTGAGGATTCCCCCTTCAAGCCCAAGGCTGTGAAGCGTAAGGATTCCTACAAGCGTAAGCCAAAGTACAACAGGTACGAGGAATGATTATGCTTGACAAAATATCGGATTGGGTGTATACTAGACTTCTGATGTTGATGTTTTACCCAATCGAAACATTAATTTTGACTAGTGTTTTTTTGTTTGTTTTTCTACTTTGGAGTAACTGATATGTATACTTACTGGGCTTTTGTTCGTACTGTTGTCGGTGGTTTTATGCGTGTTACCGTTCAAGCAGATAATCCTTATAACGCATATCAAATGTTGCGGGCAATGTATGGTAATCAGTTGATTTCCGAATCTGCTGCTCCGTGTTAATTTTTAAATCCTACTTTATTTAAAGGAATCACAATGTCTAATCAGACTTTTAAGGTTGCGGGTATTACTGTTCATGGCGATTCAATCAAGGTCCGTTTCACGGATGACATGGTTCGTCGCATCAAACAATTCACTAAGGGCGGAGCAAGTCGGTGTGACTTCGTTGAATTGCCCAGTGAGATGACTAAAATTGAGGCACTGAACTATTTGGCTCAGCATGCCGAGTTTCAAAGCCCTAGTGATCAGGCTACTATCGCCGATTGTCTTGCTGATAAGAGCAAGGAATCTAAGAAAGGTGAAGTAAAGGTTAAGGCTGAAAAGGCTAAACCTAGTTTGGCAGCAATCAAAGCCCGTGCTAAAAAAGCAACCGTAACCCCTGAACAAATTTTGGAGGAGGTAAATTCACCCGACGCATAACTTGTTCACAAAACAAAAAGCCCCATAAGGGGCTTTTTTTATGGGTTGTTAACCGTTTTTATTATCCAAAAGTCATCGCTCATGGTAGTGTCCTGAACCACTTGGAATGGCATATAAAAATAACCCTTCAATCCCCAAGAAGTGCCCCAACTGTTTCTAGCGATAAATGCCTCTCTATTCATATCATACCCTACTAACAGTACAGCATGACCACCTAACAACCTTTCAGTTCGTGTATTAGGGTAAGGCATAACTCCTGTTCTACCTGTACTGATAAAACTGCTGTATACATCAAATCCCATTATTATAGGATATTGATTAGATAGTGCATTAATTGATCCAGTGTACTGATCGGTAATGCGTTCGTATCTAGATATTTTTCTTCTTAGCCCATCGTTGATTGCGGCAGTCGATGGCTTTGTCCTAAACTTAATTATGTTGTATGGCCATAATCTTTCTAGTGATGCACCATATTTATAACATGCTTTGATGGCATCTCTTATGTAAGCACCACTATCATAATTAACAGTTCCTTCTATCAATCGTACATAGTAGTAAATAAACAACCTGCTTACATCAAGCATGTTATTATTTTTCTTGTTAAGAAATTCAATCGCACCTGCTACAGCATTTCCTGTACAACTGCCTAAATTGCCCTGATCTTCTATTGGGCTACAATACCGCCTTAAATCTACCGTAGATGAAACTCTTACATTGGACGCATTGTAAACATAGTCTCTTGTATCAATCGTATCACGAGCCCATTGCAGGTTGTATTTACCAGCAAGTGTCCTAGGACCTAATTTAATAGAAGAAACACTATGAATTGGTTTACTAAAGGTATGGTCTGTGTTGCTGTCTATGATTGTGCGAGGATCTTGTTTAATCATATTAGTACCCAAATCTTGATTTGTATGTAGCGTATTGAGATTGTATATCAGCTAAAGTCAACACTCCGTTGTACGCTTTGACTAATCCTATATCAGCAGATTGCACTTCCGAACCTGCAGATCTGCTGAACATTCGTAATTGATTAAAACCGCCACCACCGGCATTTGTTCCGGTGAATGATGTACCAGTTGGTTGAGTACTTGTTGCAGTGTATAGTTGTCCCAAACTTGTTGTGGTATTCCATGTAGCCCAATTGAAACGCCATACTAGATCAGCACCTGATGAAGGCAAGTTCACTGAGAAATTGGGATAGAATGCGTTGGGATTACCGTTGTACAACCCTAACAACCAGTCTTTACTGGCTTCACTTTGTGTGTTCAGCAGTCGTCCGGATGATGTGGCTATGCGTCTGTAAACCATGAATACTGAGTAACTTTGTCCTGTGACCCAGTTGGGTCCGCCGTACATGAAATCTGTTCCTAGCGAGGTGCTTTTTCTAAATAATCCACCGCTGTCGGCTTGCCAAGAAATACTTGAACCGGCATTAGCAACAGTAATAGTATATGCACCTGTGCCAGCCACCGTAGAACCATTTACAGGAACAGCAGAGTAATTAGCCGCATCCAAATCATAAACTAATACCGGCGGAGTAGAAAGAGACTTCCAACTACCGATAGTGGCTTGCATAATTCCACTCATTATGCTACCCCAGTACCGTTAATCATCCAAGTATCAGTTGCAACCTTCATTAGTGTTGCCATACCATAATTACTTACAACACGATTTGCCGCTGTTGAGTTACCTGCCATATACAATGTTACACCACTTGCGGCATTGACTAAGACATTGCCAGCAGATTGAACAACAATACTGATTGCTGTACCTGTTGCGAATGATGTAGTTGTGTTATTTGGAACAGTTAATGTGAAGTTACCAGCTGATGTTGAGTAGTAGTGCTTACCTGCATCCGTTAATGCGATTGTAGTATTGCTTGCAGCAACTTGTGGAATATTCAAGTAACCGATAGCAAAGCCGGCTGTATTACCTGTGATATTACCGGTAACATTCAATGTGCCAGTGATGTTAGCACCAGTACCAGTGACTGTCATAGTTGTATTGCCAACTGCTGCTATAGTAACATTGCCATTTGCTGTTGCAATATTGACATTACTATTACCATTTGCTAATGCACCGATAAATGTAGTTGCTGTAATAGAGTTAGCTGAAAGGTTAGCAGTGAGGCCTGTGCTTGTTAGTTCCGATATGTTTCCTGTTGCCGCATTTGCAAAGATAAGGAAGTTATTTCCTGTACCGGCAGCTACAGTGATAAAATCAGCAACATTAGCATAATCAACATTCAAGTTTGCAACACGAGTTGTACTTGTTACTACCAACGGAGCAGTGCTAGTTGCAATATTTGAGATTAGTTGAGGCGCGGTGATATTGGCAGTAGCAAGAACTTGTGCTGTACCTAAGTTGCCAACGTTAGCATTACCATTAGCATTTAATGTACCTGCTACATTTACGCCGGTTGCAGTAATTATAACTTCATCAGGAGATCCTACTGCCGACAACGAGATGTTACCGTTACTAGTAATAGTGATATTTGAATTACCATTCTGTAATAAACCACTGTTAATAGTTGTAATATTACCAGTTGTAATGATTGCAGTTGTTGTGCCCAAATTACCAACGTTAGCATTACCAGTAGTCGTTAAGGTATCAGAATTGATATACTGACTGTATACGATTGAGTTTAATGATGTACCACCAAATGTAGAATTTACTTTATCATAAATAGCGTTTATAATAGAATAGAATCCACCAAAACTATTTCTTGCTACGTTTGTGAGATCAGGTATCAATGTTTGGGTATTGTTTAATGTTAACACTGAACCAGCACTTTGCGTTATGGCATTAGCAGTATTAGCAGCAGCATAGACCAGCGTGTCAGAAAGTTGTAGTGTTCCTGCCGTCAAAGTTACCGGGCCCATTGAAACAACTGCTTTGGCCAAAACGCCGGCTGCGGCATTGTTTACAGTAAGCGTAAAATAATTACCACCAACTAAAACTGTTGTTCCTGTACCAGTAATGTTTAATGTAGCAGAAGATAAATCACATCCTCTAAAATTTGTATATGCTGAAGATGTTTTAGTTACTGCACCTGTCACTGTACAACCAATTAAATCAACTGACCCGGTTGCGGAAGTTGCCGAGATAACAAGATTGTTCATCTTCAGCCCATCAATAGTACATCCTGTTGTAACAGTCAATGTACCACTAAGCGTTGTATTTTTACCCACTAACTCATGTGTGGTTAAAACAGTGTATTGAGTATCAATGGTTACGTTTTCTACATAATCACCAGGATGCAATACAATTGTTTTTCTTTGTCCCGCCGATGATGTTTCAAAGGCTTCCGCCAATAATGCTTTAGCTCTAGCAATAGTTTTAACTGGGGTGCCAATAGTACCGTTACCAGTATCATTAAGGGCACTCGGGCTAACATGAATTTCTATTGCATATCCTGTAATGTATATGCTTGATGCATCTATATCGTTGCTGTATGTGACAGCGCCTGTGCCCGGAACATACTGTAAAATTCTTTTGGTTGCATACGCACTGGTATTACCACTTTGAGAGAATGTATAATTACTCAGTATGTTTCCGCTTACAGTAAGATTACCGGTGATGTTAGCACCAGTTCCAGTAACAACCATAGTAGTATTACCGACAGCAGAGATATTAACATTGCCGTTTGCTGCAGGGATATTGACATTACTATTACCGTTAGCAATAGATGACAACGCTACCTGAGAACCGTTAGCGTAATTGATAGCAAACGCATTCGCAGGTAGTGTTAAGTTACCTGTGTAATCAAAGTTCCATTGCCCACTGTTTCCGGTACCATCATTACTATTGATAATAACGTTTCCAGTGTTAGCCAATTTTACATATAAGTCATCACTACCTAAGAATAGTTCAGTATTGTATAAATTACCTGAAGTCAAATGTAAGTGATTAAAGTCAGAACCAATTGCTGTTGGATAAACAAGCAACTGTTGGTCAGAATTAATGCCGCCCTGTGGTTTTAGAACAATAGTATTGCCAGTTAATACTCCACCTGGAATGTTAGTTTCATAGATGATACCACCATTTGGTAATGCCAAGTTGCCACTTGTGTCAAAGTTCCAAGTCTTTGTGCCACCGGCATTACCTGCTTGTATATACACATTACCATTAACATTGACCATGACATTAGCATAGG